TGTTATACATATTTCTTGTATAACCAGCTCCTTCTATAAAACTAGGTAATATTGCTGATCCAAGATTAAATGCTCCAGAACCATAATTTCCTTCATTAAAATCCATACCTGCTTGGTAAGCATCAACAGCTGCTCCTGCAACATTTCCTATTTTACCAACAAGTTGTGCAGCTGGGTGAGGAATAAAATTTCCTAACTGCATTGCATCAGTAGCAACGTCTGCTGCACCAACTACAACTTTATTAAATTTTTTTAATTTTGCTTTTCTTTTATCGTACCCTCTTTCATAATCAGTTCTATTATCCTGTTTTAATTCAGGTTGTTTTTTTACTTTTGATTTATACGCAATAGAACGAGGTCTCTTTATTTGCCCTGTTGTTTCTAACTCACGTTTATCTTCTGCAGCTTTTTTTGATTCTTCATTCAATAACTCAATCCCTCTTTTTTGTCTAGCATTAATAGTTTGAAGACGACCTCCTTGTGCTTTAGGAGTTTCTCCTCCTTCTCTAAACTGTCCCCCCCATGCAGGAGAATAGTTACGTCCTACGTTACTATATCCATCTCCTTCAAATCCTTCAGGAGCAGAAACTTCATAATCATTATAATTCTCTTCCTCACCATAGTTGTCTAACCAACCTCCATTCTTCATGTTGTTACTATTGTCTCTACCACACTCGTGACAGATGTACATATCTTTTTTGCTAGAATCAGATTTGTTCCAACTCCATCCACATGTGCATTTTACTTTACCACTATTCATATTACTTGTAAGAGATTACGTGTTTCCAATTTCTATTCTTTATAACATGTCCAATTAACCCAAAGCTTACATTGTACTCTTTTGCTAATTTTTGCAAAGTATATTTTCTTGGTATATACTTTTCTCGTATTTCAATTACTTGCTCTTCAGTTAATTTAGAAAGATAATGTTTGCTACCTTTAGATTTATTACCTCTACCCTCTATTATCATTTGTTGAGAGTTCATTTTTAATGTACCCCATTGTAAATTACTTGCTTTATTATTTCTTCTATCATTATCTAAATGCATTACAATTGGATAATTTTCAAGATTTTCACAAAATGCTTCAGCTACAAGTCTATGTACTCTTTTCATCCATTTTTTATTATTTATATGGACTTCTACAAAATTGTAATTAATATTTTCAGGAGAATTAATATATTCTCTTAATATTTTACCTTTATTTCTAATACCTGCAGATCTAATCTTACCAAGATTACTTGCTTCATATAAATTATTTAAACTAGGTATTGGTTTCCAAATTTCCATAACTATTTTATTTATAGCTTATCATTGCAGGTGTTATTATGAATTGACTAACTAAGTGTACTGTGCAGCTATTATCTAAGATGTGTCTCACTTTGAGTTCCTTGGCTCTAAGGGGAGCTTTCTTAAATGATCTAGATCCATAGTCCATATTAGATTGATTAATCACCTTATCAATTGAAAGGCTTTCACAAGAAACATTAAACAATGGAATCTGAGAACTTTTTTGCAATGCCCAGAATGTATTATACTGGTAGAAGTTATCACTCTTGGTATATGTGATAGTTTTGCTATCAGCGTTAAAGATAGGATATAAGTTGTATGCCTGCAAGTTGTTCATTGGTTTTGCAACAAGCTCTAATACTCCTGAACTTTGTTGTCCATTATATAGAATAGCTTTGTTGAACCATTTATCGTTTGTTTCAAATTTAGCATTGTCATCAAATACACCATTAGGAATAGGAAGGTATTGATATGCTTTAGTGTAGTCTTTTACATTCTGTAAGATTTCATCTTGGTATTGGTATGCAAAAGGATACTCAATAATGTATGGTTCTATATTTCCATAGTAGCAGTTGTATGTAGTTACATCTGTAAGATGTCTCCACAAACATGCACTTGTAGATTGTGTATAAGTTAATGCTGCATAGTCAGCTCTAGTAATTGATGTCAAAGTGAATGATTTTTTTAATTTACATTCTCCTGTAGATTCAATTGTTATTATATCAACTACATTATCAACCTCATAACTAATCCCTGCAATTAATGTTTTCTTAGAAACATTAGTAGCTATGATGTTACCAAACTGATCTGTGATCGTGAATGGTCCAGTCTTTGCTCCAGCTGTTGTTAATCGTATTGTTATAATCTTTGGCATAGCATTAAGGAATAGTTGTTGTTGTCGTAGTTGTAGATGATGATGTTGACGTAGTTGTTGTCAAATTAGGATTGTCAGTCAAAGAACTTACAACACAACTTGATAACTGAGCCACTGCATCTACTGAAATATTTAAATTTACAAATGAATAAACTGCAGATGACGTTACTAAATAACTATCACCATTTGCTTCACTTATGTAAATGTAACAATTACATTGATAAATTGATGTAGGAGCAATTGTTCCAATGTTTAAATCTAACTCTATTGCTGCTGTTCCATAATCGTATTGAGTTAAGTAATAATCATTTGTTACACTATCGTAATTGATTACTACTATTTTACCACTGGTTGTATATAAAGTATTTCCAACTCCAATTCTATCTGTTTGTAATGTAATTATAGAAGTTTCTACAGCTGTTAATCCTGTTACATCTAATTCAACAATTTCTTGTGGAGAAGGTGTATCATTAATTGCTATTAATGTTAAATCATCTTTTCCAGTTATTCCTGCTGATGTTGTAAATCCTGCAGGAAAAGCAATCGATCTGTTATACGTTGCACTGAATGGAGATAAGTCAATATCCCATTCTTCAATAGTTGAATCAATTGACCAAAACTTATTAGCTGTCATAGCCACTCCTAAAGAAGTAACATATCCAGGAATAGATAACTGACCCATCGTAATAGAATTTGGTAAAGTGTAATATACATTATCTCCTGAAGCAAATAATATTCCACAACATTCAGGAATATTAGGAACACTAGTTGTTGTAGTGGTTGTAGTTCCACAGTTACAATAATCAATGCTCATGATACGTCCATCTTCTATGTAGTATGCATATTTTCCTGATGCACTTTCTTCTGTAAAATAATAACCAGTTGGAACATAAGTACACAATGTTCCATCGTCATCATATACAAACTGTCCAACTTCTAAACTATATGTGTAACCAAATGTTGTTGTTGGAGTTGTTATGTAATAAAGGTCTATTGCAGTACAAGCATCGAATAAACTTCCTGTAGAAACTACAGGTGGATTTATTCCATCATCATATCCTGTAACTAATTGGAATCCTATTAGTCCTGAAGGTCTGCTACAAATAGTTGTTGTAGTGGTAGCTGGAACTGTAATCTGAACTTCTCCTTCCAATTCACAGAATAATTCTGCAACTGATCCTTCTAACATACAACTTGGTACATATCTAGTAGTAGTTGTTCCTGTTGGTCTTCCTGGATTTGTAGTGGTTGTACTAGTAGTTGGTTTATTTGTATTTCCTACAAATGCAGCAAAGCTAGAATCAAAGTCATCACAACAACCATTGATTCCTGAATAGAAGAAGTTATTCTCACCCATATACCAATTAGGAATATAACTGTGAAATGAAACCCAACTCTTAGTGTTCATATTAAATGAAAGAGTCCAAGATTTACTACAGAAAAATTCAGGATCTGTAAGATAGACCTGTGTTCTTGTTACTACTGGTATTTGATTATTCTCTGTTGACATAATGTGAACTATACATTTTAATTCTATTAATAATAAACACTATTAACATTTGCATTCAATAATGCTATTTTAGATGGACTAGGAATATCAGTTGTTTGTTGATTACCAGACTGCCAAGAATTTTTAGGAACACTACCTAATATAAACATGTCTACCAAATCATCTAAAGTTTGTTGAGTTAAGTTTAATCCAGCTATATTTATTGCCATCAACGTTGTAGGAAGATTAGGAAGTGATGTAATAAAAGGACTATATATTATCATTAAATTAACTAGATTTGGAGGAAGGTCTATAAAAATTCCAGTAAGATTATCAAAATAAAGAAGTTCTAGAGTAATTAAATTATTGGGTAAAACATCTACTGATACATCTGAATTTATATAACCATTATTAAGCGAAATAACAAAAATATTTGAAACATTAGCTTGTATTCTATTACCTTCCATTAAGAAGCTATTAAGTACAAAACTTGGATTTGGAAAAATATTTCCTTGCTGCCCATTTACATAGAATGCTTCAAAACTTGCAGCATCTGTAACACCAATATCATTCCAGTTAAATGTAATATCAAAGTTATAAGGACTTTCAGTTGTTGTAGTTGTTGTAGTAGTAGGCTCTGGAAGATATTGAACTGTCTCTATATAGAACTCTCTTTTATCAGCATCATATTTCACATCTTTGTCTATAGGAATGTAATCAAGCTTAGTAAGAATAACTCTATCAAATTTAGAATCATACACTCCATGTAATCCAATTCCTGTAAAGTTATTATCTGTATTTACATCTGGGAAATATCTAAGAACCTCAAATGCTAAATGGTCTGTAAAGAATCTGTTCATACCTGAACCAAATGCAGAAAGGTCTTGTGCTTGATCTCCACCAATTAAGAACACTTGTCCACGTTTAGCATCTACACTAATTTGTCCTTGAGGAATCTTCAACAAGAACTTGTTCTGACTTCCTGCATATCCAAGATCTGTTTCAGCATAATCAATTGGAGGAGCACTAAACATATTAGGATTACCTACGTATGCAGCTTGAGGATTACTTGTATCGATAGTCAACAAGTTGTTATACAACAATGACTTGTTTTCAAATCTAGCTAGAATAGCTCTGTTCTGAATACCATCTAATGATATTAAGTTTCCATAGTTCTGAGGAAAGTCATGATATGATAATGCAGAATATGATAACCAGTTATTCACTCTATTATCAGCATCAACAGTTTGAGGATCTGAATATATAGCTCTGAATGGATAGTTTGTGTAACACAATTGTTCTGTCCAATCAGGAGGTAAGTGTGTGAACACATTCTCTTTATTCTGTTTGGAGAAGGTTGTATTATAGTTATATGTATTATCAAATGCTATTGACACAAAACTTTCTTGTACCCAATCGTCAGGAATACTTGTACTAACGTGTGGCCAGAAGTCACCAGATCTATTATCAATTGCTTGACGTAAATCTGTATTATATGAACTCTCACAATAAAAGTTAGGAATTCCATATGCAAATAAATAGAAGTACCCATCATAGTAAGTTCTTAATGAAGCCCCTGCACCATCCACTGAAACAATATCTGCTGGATTATTAGGACAGTCAAAGTTGGTAGCTTTGTAAGAAATTAAATTCTTCATAATAGTTGACTCTCCAGGAACGCTATAATCTTCTAATATAGAACGTGATGAGTGCCAATATCTTGGATAGGCAATGTTACCAATCTCATCATAGAATATATCTGAATCATCAGGAGCTCCCACTCTGTTATCAATAAAGAATGGAAGTTTTGTTTTGAATGCAAATCTAGAAATAAATGTATCTCCTCCAAACACAGTTGCACTTGATATTCCTGAGAATGGAAGTGTTTCTTGAAAACCTGTATCAATTGTCTGGTATGAATATATCTGACCCCATTGATTATCAAATATATTTTTAATTGATCCATAGTAAGAAACTACTGACAAGTCTTGTTCTCTTGCAGGAGTTGCACATGCACCTGATTCACTAATAGTAAATCTTGAGTCATCGACTATTAAAGCTGTTGCAGAAGTAGTTCCTCCTGGATTAATACTAGGAACATTAGATGGAAACAATAATGGATCTACATCTTCTGTAGTTTTTATAAATACAGAAGACTCTCTTTGATAGTTGTTGATGTTGTAATTATCTCCTACAGACTGAACACCAGGAATAAGATATTGTGTAAGATCAATAGGACGTTGTTTAATCTGTTGATTATTTTCTATATCTCCAAAGTAGTCATAGCTAGCTATGGAGTTAAAAGAATATGCATAGTTTCTTCTTGTTATACCATTGATATAAATAGTTAGGTATGCCTGATATGCTGTAAACAAAGCAGTGGCATTGAAGCTAGTAATTCTTGCAATTGCTGTAGAACTATTAAGTGCATCTATCTGAGCTTCTTTAGATATAAGTTTATACTTGGCATTTTTACTAACTTGAACAAAATGTCCAATACCTGCTCCATACATTACGTTCTCTAACTTAAGAACATTACCTAAGAAAGGTTGTCCAAAAGATGTCTCAGGAGAATTGAATACATGTCTGTATTGTGATGCAGGAGTTTTTATTGGTTTGATTGGAGTTTCTATATTACAATTTAATGATGATCTTCTTGAGAATTGAAACCCATTTCCAAAATCTGGAAATGGTATATATCCTAATGGAGATATTCCACCAGGTAATAAGTTTGGATCATTTATATCATATGGTTCAAGCGTGTTACGAGGACCACATTTAATAAATCCATTGAATGGATCTTCAAAAGTTGTTTCATTATTACAATTATTACCAGGTCCATCAAGATCTTCTACAACCATTCTACAAAAAGCAGTTGCACCACTACCACCAATTCCTGCAATCCAAGATGTTGTGTATTTATATTCTGTATTATTATCTGTAAAAGGATCATTCCATTGTGCTTCATACCCTCTTGCATTTGCATTGGAAGCATACCACACATTATAATTTGCAGGACCAATTAATGCTTTTCCAACTCCTAAATCTTTTTGTCTAGGTTTTCCAATAGCACAGAATTCATAATTCTCCCCTGCAACCATTGGTTTTGTAACTTCTTTATTTGTATTTGGATCTATGTATGTATATTCACCATCCTCTGTACAAATAATTAACCACGCTTCAGATACTTTACTGTAAGCATTATTGATTTCATTTAAGAATGGATCTTCATCAAGATCGTTATATGGATAGTTAGGGTAGTAGTAGGTTTGATCTTCTCTTGAATACATTCCTACATTTCTAAGAATACCCTTAGCTACAATGGATTTGTTTGTTCCTCTGTCTCCTCTAACTATTTTAAACCCAACAATGTCAGCTTTCTGATCTTCTGTTAAATTAGAACGTTGGATTAAATTTGTAATTTGAGTGATGTTTATATTTACACCAATAGGAAATACAGCATCGTTAGATTGCATTTCAACTCCATACTTACCATTAGATAGGATAGTTGGTGTAGCACTTTCAAATACAGGACTAACAAGTACGTCAGGAAACTTATGATGTCTGATAGGTTGATTTGCAAGTTCTCCCCATAAATCAGGATTGCATGGATATTTTTCTGATGATTCCCAATAAGCAAAATTTCCTTGCTCATAAGGTGTGGCATTCCCAATAGGTAATCCATCACCCTCTCCAGTTACTGTGGCTGTATTATATATCTTCCAATAAGGACTATACTCATAACCTGTAACATCTTCAACATTAGTAGGAACACCTATAAAATCAGCTGTTGCAGCTGGACCTGTTTTGTAAACATTAGTTAAGTCAGTGGCTAACACTGGTCTACCAGGAATATGGAATCCATCTGTTTGTTTTCCATTCTTCAATAAGAACACAATCTCAAATGCATACACCTCATCACGTAGATACCCACGTAAGTTAGTTGCATTTAATTCATCTGCATAATTCTCATTAGCAGGAAGTCTGTATGATTGCCAATTTAAAGTGATTGCATTAGCAATAGATTGATAGTTGATTCTATCTATAGATGTAAGACTGGTCCATACAAGAACGTCTTGTACAGCTGTAACGTCTTGAGCAATGTCATAATAAGGATATTTTTCAAAGATATCATTGATAGCTAAACGTATTGCTGTAACATCTTGTCCTGTGTAGGTAATGTTTATAGTGGGTGATTCAATAAAGTATGTGCCCACTAGTTCTACAGATGCAATTGAATTCACTGTTTTAATTACAGCTAGATTGAAATATTGGAACTGTCCTGTAGTATCAAGATTGTCCACTTGAATCACAACTGATTTTCCAACAGGATAGTTGAAGTCAGGAGTAGTAATTCTTGGATCTGCAATAGGTGTAGGATTTGTAACTGAATAATATGATGTGTAAGGATTGCTTGCTGAATCAGAATACTGAATTGCAAACTGCACTGTACCTGCAGTGAGACTTCCACCTGTTACAACATCAATAATAGATAATCCAGGAATAGAAAAGTTAGGTTGTAATTTTAATTGATTACAATCTATCTCATCTGTGTAATCAGGATTACAAAAAGTAGAAGTTTGTACTAAGCTATAAGGAATCTTGAGAGGATCAAGATCTAAGTATCTTCTAGGATTAAATCCATCTGTCCAATATATCTCTGTACTACAGTTAGTTATCTTGTGTACAACTTTATGAATAGGATAAGCTACGTTAAAATTAAGACACTTAGCACTTACGAATACATTATACTTACAATCATTGTTATCCATGTATCCAATCTGCGAATCTCCTGTTGTAGGATTTGCAAGAAAGAATATATGTTTACTTTTCTCTTGAATAAAATGTTTACCAATTAATACAAACTCAGGAGGAAATGAAACACAAAACTCATTTCCTGGCTCATTCTGATAGTTTACAGAGTTAGAGTCAAAGTTCTCAACTGATGCATTCAGTGCATAAGTGAGCATACCTTTAGGAACTTGGTTAACGCTGTTATCGAAATTCATTCCTACAGCTGCTACATTATACTCCTGGTTAACATTACTTTGATTACCATCGAGTAGTTTCTTAATTTGGTCAAGTTTATCGTCTGCCATGGGTATTAATTATTTCGTCTCCAACCATATCTATTACTACGATTTGGTAACTCGTACATATTAAATCTGTTCAAGTCTTTTCTAACTCGTCTTTGTTTCTCCCAAGAAGTTTGTTTCTTGATTTCAATGTTTGCCATAATGAAAGCCTCATCATGAAGTTGTTTGTAATAGACAAGTTTTTGTTGGAGTTGATTGAAGGTTTCGTCGTTAGTTTGATTTGCAAGTGTTTCAAACACTTTATATTTAATGAATGCTTCTATAAACTCTCTGATACGATAGTTGTCAGGCATCATTTGATTTCCTATATTATCATATTCTGTAGAGTAGAATACTAAATGTACCACTCCATGTCTGAAGTTGGTAACAAACTTGTTATCTCTAATGTCAAATGAATCAGCAGCTGATGAACCAAAGTTAGCACAGTCTAAAGAACAGTTTGCTTTTACAGAAATGTTTCCTGGTCTTAATAAATATTGTCTGTGATATTCAACAGCAATTTGTTGATTTGTTTTATATACAGCTTGAACTAGCTCAGGCATGCACGTAGGACATCCTGTGGTACATTCTAAGTTAGTACAAGGTTGACCATTAGAAATAACAGGACTAATTTGTATTGTTGTTTCTGAGGCAGCCTGTGAGTAAAATGAGTTAGCTGTCTGATATGGATATCCAGGAATAGATGTACACAACCAAGCTTCTCTTACAGCATAGAAGTTATCAGGAAGTCTAGCTTCAAAATCTTCTATATATAGAAGTTGTTGTGCTATTACATAACTTGATTGTCCTAACTTCTTAAGGCACTTTTCCAAGTAGGTTGGAAATAAAAGATCATCTACTGCTCCTGTATCAAAGTAAGATTTCAACTCTTCTTTCACAAGTGCGTAGACTGGCTCTGGGCTAACAAAATTATATTTGTAGTAGTAACTCATTTTTATAAGTGTTTATGTTTTCCACTCTCTATATATGTGCTGATATTTGTCATCAGCCTTTATGTAGTGAGATAGTAATCTTGATGTTGTTCTAGAAGGTTTAAAGTACCAAAGGTCAGAATGTTTGAATCTAGCATTTTGTTTGAACCAGTGCCAACCAAAAAAGAATCCTTCTGTGTGATAGTTGAAGTTATAAATAACTTTTCCTTTCTCTCTAGTTTTCTGCCAGTCAATAGGAAGGTTAATAAATTCTTTTCCATCAACACCCTTCATCTTTCTTCTCTTCTTTTTCTTTATTGAGAACTCTCCAAAACCAAAAGGAAGTTTAATCTTCTCTCCAGTTTCTAATATGTATTGTTTGAATGCTTCGTTGAATGTATAAATAACATTTCTCCATTCATCAAAAGATAACAATATATTGGGATACTTTTCACAAAACTCCCTGTAGTTATCTTTACTCGAACTTCTCCAATCAACCTTTGTTCTCATTAACTAGTTGGCTTTGAATTTGGGGCTTGTCCATCTACACCATCTTGACTTATATCTGTTTTGATACTAAAGTATGTAGACAAGAGTTTTTGTGACGTAAGCTGTAACACTTGTTGTTCTAAATATCCTGGACAAGCAAACTCCTTGTCTAATGGATTAATGCAGAATTCTTCTTCTGAATATTCTTTTCCACATCCACATTCTGGATATAGAATATCATTCTCTACATCTTCTTCAAAGAATGCTACAAATCGAACAGCTTGTATCTGTGGATTTGTCACATAAAGATATCCATTAGATATCCAGAAGTAAGATTCAGATTTAATTACAGGAAGCTTTAATAAGTTAACGTATCTGTTAACTGAAATCTCTTTAAACTTAGTTGCTTTTCCACCCATTGCATTAATGGAATAAACTCCTTGTATTACATATTGGTAATTACCTTCTGATATACGTGGAAGTTTAAATTTACTTCTTGCAATAGTACATTCATCTACAAAGTCACAACATTCAGAGATTGGCACAGGGCACATCTCTAAACAAGAAATAGTTGTAAACAAAGTATCTGTAGCCCAAAGTTTTCTAAGATTTGTTTCTCTCTTGATGAGTAATAAAGAATTGTTTCTGATCTCAGAAGCAATAGCTCTATCAGTGATTAAGCTGTCTGTAGAAAGCAGCTTGTGTGTTGATCTTACGTCTGAAACTAATTTTCTTAATGTTGACATAATTAAATTCTTTCTTCAAATTCAGCAATCTTTCCTTTATGTTTATCATAAACTAAAACAAGTGCTGCTCGTACACTATGTACAAAATTGTTATCTAAGTGCCATCTGTCTGTTCCAGACAAGCTAGGCATTTGTTGTATTCTTACACCTTTGACTTCTTTAGCCATGTAGTGATGTTTGTCTCCTGTATGAACTTCTCTGTATTTAGCATCACCAAATGCTTTGCTATATTCAGGATGTGTTGCAAACAGTAGTGGAAGATCCTCCACTTTACAGTTACCATGATGCCATCCAATAAATGTATCTCCTAACGTCTTACCTTTTACAACACTATGTTCTCTGTCAAACTTAACGTCAAGCTCACGTTTGAAATATACCTCTAGTGCGTGTGCTAGGTAGAAAGATTTAGTTCTGTCGTGATTTCCTTGAACAAGTATTACATGAACACTACTTGAATAAAATCTCAATAGGTTTATTGTGTCCACAAGTATTGAGAATCCTAACTCATATTCAGAACTATAATCTAATATAGTGTCTTGTGGAGTTCCTTGTGTAGTTTGGTTATGGTAATTATCTGTATGGAAAAAGTCATTCGAAATAGGAAACACTAAAGTGTTTATGTTATATACAGATGAAACTTTCTTAATCAAAGATTGAGCCACATTAAAGTATCTGTAAGCTCTTTCAACAGGATTGTTATCCTCATCCACATGTCGTTTAGCTAAGTGATAATCAGAGATTGATACTTCAATATCAACATATTCTTTCTCTTTGCTATGATCAACAGGAGCGATTGTAATGTTGTTTGGTTTGTAGTTTTCTAAAAACTTGGCAAAGTCTTCAGGATTGTAATCTTTTGGTCCTTTTCGTTTAGAAAAAACTGAAGATGTAAACTTACCAGTTGGTAAAAGCTTAGACCAGTAGTTGGTAATTATATATTTATCAAGATCTATCTTATGTAATGCTGCAAGTTCAATATCATCTTTAGGTTCATAGTCGCACAACATTACGCTTTCTAATGTTCCCTTTTCAACATCAACCTTGATTGTTTTATTTGACGATGGTTCAAATCTTTTCTTCTTGCTTAACTGTTTAAGAAGATCATCTACTTCAGATACAGAAATTCCTAAAGACTTTGCGTAGTAAGTTTTACTTTTTTTCCAGCGAAGCATATCCTTCAACTGATTCAGTAATTGTTGATTGTCAAGCATATGCGTTCTAATTTACTTAAAAATATGGTAAAGATAAAAAATAGTTTTTACAATATGCAAATATTTTTAATTACGCAAGAAATTCTTTATAATTAAAAAAATTATTAAACAAAAACTCCCCAAGGAAATCCTTGAGGAGAAGTCTTGTAAAACCAACAAAACAAGACTTTTTGTATGTTATGGACAATTTACTATATCTCCACAAGAATATACTGTAGGAGAAACAATCTCAGCATCTGGTACACCTGCTACAATACCACCCACTTCACCACAATAAACAGGACCAGATCCTGGTACTCCTATTTGAAATTGAATTACATCGTATATTGAAAATGGGTAAGTGGCTGCAACAACAAATGGTGCAAGGTCACCACATCTTTTTATTCCATAATTTGGAAGTGCTGTGGTAGTGGTAGTAGTGGTTGTAATTACACAAGCAGTGATTACTTCCTGTGCAAGTATGTTTCCTACTGAATCTATAATTACAATCCAGAAACTACCATTTGTAGTCCCTACATTATATGTAACAGTAGATATAGGTGATGTCCAACTTGAATTAGCTAATGCAGAAGGCTCATCTAAAAAGTAAGTTGTTCCTGCAAAATATAATCCTGATCCACCAGTAATTGAGAACGCAGATATTGAAATATTTGGTTCAGGTATACAACTGTAAGAAGTTGAGAACGCTAATGGTAAATAGGTAGTTGTAGTTGTAGTTGTTGGATATAATTCTAAATCAATGTAACTAGTACACAATGGATTAATAGACATCACTCTGATAATTGTTGTTGGGTCAGGAACTAATGATGAAGAATATCCTGCTAATAAATCTATTTTGGCAACACCTGTTTCAAATGCTGAGGTGAATCCATCTACATCTGAATATAGATTAAAAGGTCCTGCATCAGATCCTGCTATTGTTAATGTTATTAATACTGTCATTTTATTATTGGTTTAAATTAATCTTTTACTATTCGAACAGACATACCATACTTGTGAGTATTACCAGGATCTCCTACAAAACTAGCATTGTATACAACTATAAAAGAGTAAGCTGAAGTTATTGTTTCTGGAGTAGCTGTCCAGAAATATCCAGATAATGTAAATTCTTGAAATGGAGCTGATGTAACAAGAGGTGCTCCTGCACGTCTGATACCTCCAGGTAATGCTGTAAAACCACTTGAATTAGTAGCTGATGTATTTGGTGCAGCCCAATGCGAAGTTCCAATTTCTTTCATTTTTCCTCCTGCAACTCCTGATCCTCCAAGACATGCTTGAATAGCAAGTCTTTCTGCGTGTGTCATAACATGATAACCTAATGGAGCTAATCCTCTAGGGTCATTCACAGCATACCAGTTGTAAAGTTTTCCATAAACTAATTGATTACTTGAATCATTATTATAGTAGCACCAAGCTCCAGTGGTCAATGCTGCCCATGCTGCAGGGTCTGTTACTTGAGGAATCGCATCACCATTTCTGTATCTTGATACATTTAAGTTTTTAGTTGCAACTTCAATATCACAAATATTCACTGTTGGAACATATATTGTAGTGGTTGTAGAAGTTGTACTAGTTGATGTAGTTGTAGTTGATGATGTTGATGTTGTTGATGTTGTTGTAGTGGTTGATGTACTTGTACTAGTAGTTGTACTAGTAGAACTAGTTGTAGTAGTTGTGCTACTAGAACTAGTAGTTGTTGTTGTGGTTGGACAAGGACATTCTGTAGTTGTAGTTGTTGTGGTAGAACTACTGGTTGTAGTAGTTGTAGGACAACAGACAGTTAAAGTATCTGTTATACTACAAATATTTTCTTCTATTTTTGCAAGAGCTACAGTGAGATCTTCTGATGTTTGAATATTTGTACACAATAAATCTAGCCCAATATATGTTACTAAATCAGATTTAGTAATTTGTGTTGAACAAGAGTCAGTGTTTATACAATTAAGAATGCTCATAATTTTGATTTTAAAATATTAAGTGATCATTATTCACATTGCTGACTTACATATACATTATCAATAAATATTGTATTAAAAGGAACACCACAAGCATCTTGTCCTTGAATAGCAAATGTTGAATTACCTACACAAGTTGCACTAAAAATTATAGTTTGATTTCCAACTATTTGTATTGGACCATATTCTGTTGTACCTAAAAATACTTTTACATACACATCAGCACAAATAGGATGATTCATCCACAAATCAAATGAAACATCATAAGTAGTTCCTGGTACAAGAACATTTTGATATAATTTTGCTAATTCATCTTGTCCTACATATTGAGCACTTCCTCCATGTAATGGACTCCATTGCCAATCTGGAAATATAGTTTGTTGCCAACCATCTAAGTTAGAATCAAATGAACTATTTACTACTATGTTAGTAGGGCATATAGTTGTTGTTGTAGTGGTAGTTGTAGGTGGTTGACAAATTGCATCACTTGTACAAACTACAAGTCCTCCATCTACAGATATACCTGCACCTCCACCACAAGCACTTGCAATAGATCCTTCATCTGCACAAATATTTATTTTATCATTTGTAACTTGTTGTGACTGAGGATTACCATTAGCATCAATCCAATAAACAGTACATTTACCTGTAACTGTAACTTCGTAGCAATATGGTTTCAATGCAAGAGTGGTAGTAGTTGTTGTTGTAGTATTTGAACAACATTCTTGTGTATCTATAACATTAATTGAACCAACTTCTATAATTGGATAATTATTGTCAACACAAGCAAATTTAGGAGTACTCGATGCAGTATCACCAATGATCTCTAATGTATTACATTCTACATACGTAATTGTACCAGGATTAAATCTTGGTCCAACATATGCATAAGTAGTACAAGGACAAATTGTTGTTGTAGAAGTGGTAGTTGTACAACATACATCTAGTGTATCAAGTATTTCACAAACTGCATTGTCAATTTTTTGAAGAGCAACAGTAAGCGTATCACAAGGATTAATTCCTGTACAGGCTAAAGGTTCTCCAATATATCTTACGTTATCTGATCCAACATCTGTTGTTGATTCATTAGAACTCTCACAAGAGTCACACCCACATGGGTTTTGAGGTAAATATGGCCACATAATTAAGAAGGTATATAAATTATATAATAACAAGGATATACAGGTTGTAGGTTTGAATGAGCTTGATTACCACCTATATTTGAATTTAATACAAAAACATTTTGACCTACTCCTGTCCCTTTTAAACCTGTATTTGCAGACAAAGTAGGCTTTGTTCCTACTAAAGCATTATTATCAATCTCTCCATTTACCATTTTAATACTTGAAGATCCTGTATATCCAACATTAATATTATGAATATGCCCAGGATCATTTATTGTTACAGTAGCAAAGTGTGTATGATCAGGAATTTGACCTATATTAAGAGTTGTAAAATTAACACCATGGCTATTATCATCTATTACATAATTAGGATTGAATACACTTTCATTAGGATCTACTTCTATATCCAAATCTCCACCACCCATATCTGCTATTGCACAAACAGCAACTCTACCTCGTTTATCAGGAGTGCCATTGTTTCCATTACATAGATAGATATCTACCCAGGTTCCAAAACCTTTACCTGTAGCATCAAACTTACCAATTAAGTCACCATAGAATTCTAATGCAGAAAATGGAACCATTCTGTTTCTTATTAAATCAGTTGGTTGAGTGGATGCTAGATATGCAGCAATGTAATCGTTAATCTGATCAATTCTAACATAATTTGTAGAAAGATCTAATGATAGTGCTGCAAGGTCAGATTGTACTTCACAAAGTGTAGTTATAACAGCTTGTAACACATCATGTGTTCCAGCGTTAGCAGTAACTCCCTCTATACAATCAACTTCATAATCAGCTTCAATTACTGCAATGTCTGCAACAATATTATTGATTTGAATTTGTAAATCACATACAGCTTTAATGATTGCTGATAATACATCGTTTAAATTAAAACCATTACATTCTACACATGTAGGAATATATTGTCTAACTACATCACATATTATATCTAAATCAATAGTGGGTTTTATACCTGATCCATTAAGGAAAGGTGTAACAAATGAAATTATTGCATTCTCAACAGTAAGAAGAGTGTCACCATTTTGAATGCCTAATAGAGGTATATCTACCCCTGTATATCTAACGCATTGATCAGAAACAATCTCAGCGCAACCATTATAACAATTTGTGCAAGACATATTAATAAAATTAAGGTATGTAGATTATATAATTAGCAGCAATAACAGGCTGTGTATTTGAGTGAGCTTGAGGAGTGAGACCACCAGTAGGATCAACTGTAACTGTAGTTGTACCTGTAATAGCACCTGCACTTGTTGTAGAAGTGTATCGAATTACACCTAACCCACTTCCTGCACCAGAAGTAAAATCTTGACTAGGGGATATAGATGGAGATCCATTGAGTGCTATTCCAGCACTTGTTCGCATCAAACCACTACCTTGCTCTTTAGAATCAGAAAAATTATGTTTGTGAGTATCTAATATAGTTGTAACAGCTGAAGCTGTATGTGTATGACTTGGAATTTGATTAATGTCTGTTATAGCAACTCCATTTTCTCCAAATGTAGATCCTAGCGTGTAGGATGGATTAAATCCTCCTGGATTAACAGATGGATTCATTGGTCCTCCTTGAACACCTGTAGTAACTCCAACAATAGCTCTTCCTCGTATATCTGGTGCTTGTGGATGACTAGTTCCATTACATAAATAAATATCAATCCAATCACCTATACCTGCACCACTAACATCAAACATTGATAAGTCTGTAGAGAAGTATGGGAGGGCTACATAAGGTATCATTTTATTTTTAACTAAATTTCCACCAGGTGGAACATAGTTCTCAATAAGTGCAATAACTTGTGTTTTAGTATAGTAGTTTGTAGCAAGGTCAAGAATTACTGCTCCAAGATTAACTTCTAGCTCACAAATTTTATCAATTGCAGCTTGAAGAATATCATGTGTACCAGACGATGCTGTTACATTATCAAGACATGCTACATCATAGTTAGCATTTAAAGTTTCAAATTCTGCAACAAGATCATCTATTTGTTCTTGTAATAAACATGCTGCTTTAATAATTGCTGTTAAAACTTCGTTTAATGTAAATCCTGTACACTGTGTACATGTTGGAAGAAACTGTTTAACTACATCACAAATAACGCTCTCGTTAACAATAGGTTTAATTCCCACTCCTGTCAATACAGGAACAAGGAATGTTGTAATTGCATTCTCTACAGCTAAAAGATTATCACCATGACTAATACCTAATGCAGGAATATCTTCTCCTGTGTATCTGACACATTGATCTGAAATAGTTTCAGTACATCCATTAAAGCAATTTGTACAAGACATCTTATCTAAATTTTAAAATTTTAATTCTACTAGCAATCATATTCACAGAGTAATCACTTGCGTAACTTGGATTATGATATTTGTATGTAAGGATTCTTTTATAGTTCAAAAGATCAGACATAATACTTCCTGCAAAGGATTGATTTAACATAAAAACAAGATTGTTATATAAACTACTAGCCATATTTGCAATCTTGCAATCAATCTCTGCGATCAATGAAGGAATGTTTGCACATTCAGGACAATTAGTTAATCTAGGAGATAACATAATTATTATTTTTTAGGTTGAGGATTGTTGGCAGCACTTTGGCATTTTCCACATAATCCATTCTTTAGTTGGCATCCACAGCCCACACTAGCCCCACAGTTTCTACAAGCAGCCATATTAATAAAAGTTTATAGCATAATTATTTCCAGAACAACCACAATTGTTTTTGCTAAAGTTGGTTAACATTGTAGATGCCTGATTATATAGTTTGTTTGCTTCAACAATTGCACAGTTGTTTGCTGCTGCAATTGCTCCTTGTATGAAGAAATAGATTGAGTTTAATTCCACTTTTGATTGGGTCTTAATTGCTCTATCACATTCCATCATGTCAAGTCTCATGAATGCTTCATCAAATCTTTCTTGTAGTCTGTCAACACGAATGATTGATCTTTCTACAAAGTTTTCATATGCTGGAGCAATGGAATATTTTAAATGATAAACTCCATCAGGAAGAGGTTGGTTTACACCTGTTGCAGTAATTCCTAAACTTGATGATGTAAAGATATTAAAATTATTTACATCAAATGCAAGAATTGCAGTATCAAATCCAGGAACATTTATTTCAATTGTTGGAGATGTAACAACAGGAGGATCTGTAGGATATGTAGACGCATCTATCACCCCAAGAGTTAATGTGTTATACGTAGGAACTACAAGTATATCTAAATTTAATGTTGGCATGTTGTTATATAATAAATATGCCAGAGGACTTGAGAATATCCTCTCACCCTCTGGCATAGGTTATTTATTAATTTACTTCTTAAGGAATCAATGTAGATGTAGTAGTAGTACTAGGCCACACAGTAGTTGTAGTAGAAGTAGTAGTAAGACATATCGAATTGTTGTCAACAACAGTTCCAAGAGCATCTTCTAATGCACCTTCAATATCACCAGAGATACCTGAACCAGCTTCAACTGCAATAATTACCATAGAGTCTTCTTTGATGTAATCACCCCAAGAATAAGCAGACTTATCATATTCGTTGAATTTGATAAAGAAAGTATCATAAGTTGCACCATCAACAACCCAAGACTCAAAGTTACCATTGTAACCAGCCATTCTGTATAAGTGTTTCAAGTAACCTGCTTGGTAGCTGTAGAAGTTTTTCTCTAATTGAGCAATTTCTCCATATGTACCAGTAGCGTAGTTAGCACGTTGTACCACTTCAGCATTAGCAACAATGTTACAATTATCAGCTACGATAAAGTCAGCTGTAGTTGCAGGACCACTGTATACAAAAGTTCTGAACCACATTCTGTCATATTCGTAAGGGAAAGCAGCAACATCACATGGTTGTCCATATTGAGTTAATGGTTTTCCTGTAATACGTAAGATTGCAGTAGCATCATTATTAATTCTTTGGAATTGATAGAAATCGTTGAAGTTAATGTTGTCAGGATTGATACCAGGAGCTTGTTGTGTTAACTTCAAGATGAATTGGTCAATTAATGCTGGAACGTCAACAGTGTCACAAGGATCACCACCACAGTCACAACAAGGAGCTTGTACAGTTACTGAACGAGTGAATCCATTGAAATACAATGTATCCAAGTAAGAAGAGTGAGCACGTAACGTCAAAGTTACAACATCACCACATTTTACATTCCATCCATCAACATCAGTAATTTGAGTGATAGGAGTAGGACATCCACTTACTTTGTACCATTCAGTTACATTCGAGTTACAGCCAAGAACTCCACCACCACATCCTGCAATTTTATCAGAACGTTTTGTTCCTTGCAAGTAAGTGTTTTGTCTACCTTGGGCAATGTAAAAATACTTAGAAGAACTAGGAGTATCAGTAGCTTCGTAGTTGCTACCAAAAATACCTACTTCACCAGCTGCTAAGTCTTGTGTAGGGCTACCATTTGCAGGCAATGAGCTCTGAAAACCTGGTACTACAAAGACAGTAGTTAAAGAAAAATCTGCCATTTTATTTATTTATTAAGTTAAAAATTTATTCGTTTGTTTGTATTCTGTATGCTGCATTTTGTACAGCACTTTGATTCTCTGTATACATTGCTAGGTTCTCAACTGTCAAATCTAACAATTCATCTTCTAGGTATGTCTCAAGTTCACAATTTACATCTGTAGAAGGTGTTCCATCAAATTTGATATATCCTGCTTTATCAATGTAAACTGGATATCTCATGTACATTATATTTATACTTTTGGGAGTGAACGTCCCATCTGTAAATACACTTATTTCATCAGATGCAAGAAAGTTAAATGTTTCTTGGTATTCAAAACTTGGTTTGTAATGATCGTTATTTAGAATAAACTGAAGATCTCCATGTTTTGCAAGATCTCTATTAATCCAGATCTTTCTGTTTTTACATCTTCCTTTGTCAGCTAATACATATGAATCTACATAGAACATATATTGTGGTTCTAATTGATGTATGTTAGCTTTCCACTGATGTATTTCTTCATCTGATTCTACAAGCTCTAATGGTTGATGATTATAATCCATTACTAACCTTTGCAGGTCTTCGTAACGTTTTTTAAATGCATCCATTCCCATTTGACTTACAGTACTAATGCTATCAACTTTTTGTTTTATCAACTTGATCTGAGCCTCATTCAGAGCTAAGATTTTATCTTCAAGTTGAATCTGTTGATGCTCATTAGTTGATAGCTTATTCAATCTTTGGTCAATCTTGTATAATAAACTATCTACTGGTATCATATTTTATATTTTTAAAAACTAGCCACTAAATAGCAGCTAGTTTTTTATGTTTTAATTTTCCTTCAAGAGTAAGTAACTCATCTTGATTATCATCATCCATAAGGAATTTAATTAAATCTTCCTCATCTTTTGCAATTTCAAATTCACCTTCATAAACCTTACCATTTGGCTTGATTCTGTAAACTGAATGAGCAACAGCTTGCTTAACTAAATCTTTGATATGGAGTAAGTTTTCCTTCATGTCTGCAAATCTGTTGAACACTTCTACAGGATTTAATCCTTGGAATGCACCAGACTTGAACTCTGATTGTTTAAGCATGTTGTCTACTTGATTGTAAACAATTTCTTCTTTTGTATCTTCTGTAACTGGAAGTCCTAAAAGTCTTCCAACTTTACGTTTCTTCTCAGGAGTCATAGAATCAAATTTCACAATAGCTTTATTGATCAATTGTTTTTTCTTGAAGATTACAGCACTTTCAATTTCCTCGTCAACAACATAAAATTGCGTGTCTGCAGGATAGTCTCCTCTTTCGTAAGCTTGATAACTTCCTGCAATAGTTGGATGTACTCGCAACCATGAAAAAGCTAACTCTTGAAAAGGAATTGAAAGATCAAAAAAGTTATCACCATCTAACAGTTTTACTGCTTGTACGTGTGTGTAATCATCTGTTGATAATGACAATCCATAGTTCCAAAATTTAGAACGAGGACCAAGATCAATATCACCTAACGCAGCTTCTAGTTTTTGACGTAGTTTTGTAACACGTTCCATTTCTAACTCACGTTCTGTTGGATCACTAATTCTTCTGATGTATGCAGCATTAGGATCTAGTCCTGTTCTGTATTGACCATCTAGCTCTTTGTAAGGATACTTAAACACTCCTGTTCCAGGAATACGTGTCATACCTTTTGCTGCTAATCCACCTTGCATTGTCTGCAATTGAGAATTGTTATAATCTTTCTTTAATGTAGAGATTTTGCCTATCTTTCCCATAATTTAATTTATATTAATTGGTTTATTTAAAATTACTTCTTCTTTCATGTGTAACGATTCTATGACAATTACAACATCGTATTTCACATTTACTTAATTCTTCTTTTATAAGATCAAGTTTATATGCTTTTTGTACCATGTAAGATACGTGATATAACTTCTTTCCTCTTACGTGATCAAATTCTAATACTCTTATATCAGAATTACCACAATCTACACATGATTTTCCTTCTAAATATTCCCTAACATAAAGTTTATTTCTAGCAATAGATTTATCTCTACTTGCTTTTTGGGATTGATAAGGATCTAACTTACCCATAATGTAGTTTAATTAAGTTTTGGTTTATACTTTGCAGAATGTACCCATTGAAGGATAATGCGACATAAGTCCATCATTCTGTTTGAAAAGTCTTCCCCCCAAGGTGGGAGAGAGTGGGGGAAGGGGGGAATTCTTTTCGATTTACGACTTACTCTGGGACGCTGTTCTGAATGGGTAGCGTAGTAAGTACTGTTATTTTATTAGAATTGTGGCATTTCCTCAATCAACACAGTTCTTGACAAGTCTTCGATGAATACATCGCAACGATCTTTCATCCAGATTTCGTATCCTGGGAATTTGTTAGCAGAGCTCATACCTTGAGATTTAGCAAAACCTAAGTGGTGACGAGTTCCATCAATATAACCCCAAGTCATAGAAGGCGCACCTTTCATACGAACCTCACGAATGTTGTTTACCATTGAACCATCAGACATTGGAGAAACATCAAACACCATAAATACTGGGGTAGATTTTTTGTTTTGTCCAAACTCTAAGTTAGATTGTGGTAAATCTAATTCTTTCAAGTGGATCAATTCAACACGACCTGTCTCACGAGTTACCATTGCATCAAATGCAAAGTTGTAAGTGATGTGTTGTCCTTCTCCTTGCATGTATCTGTTTCCAGAGTCAGCCATGAAAGTTAATCCTGAGTTTAATGCATCAGTTTTCAAAGCTTGTTGAAATACGTCGAATCCAGCTTCGTTAGTGTACATTTTAACTCGTCTATCTTTAACGTCCACACGTCTGTAGAATAAATCTCCAAATACAGAACGAATCAAGTTAGCAGAGAATTCACCTCTATTGTATTGTACTAAGTTTCCATTGTTACGCATTCTGTGGTATACACCTGCAGATGTACGTTTCAATTCTTGTTTAGAACCATTAGTTTTAACTGTACCTGGTTTAGCCCAGATCATACGTTTAACTTTCAATTCCAACATAGATTTACGCATCCAGAACTCAACAAATGGCTCCCATTTAACATCGTTACGAGTTAAAGGTAATTGGTTACGTCTTTGTGGAGCATATACTAAGATGTCAAGTGGTTTACCTGAAGCATCACGCATCATTTTGTCGTCAGCCCATTCAGTGATTTTGTGCTCATAACCATATCCAGAACCTAATGATTCGAACATAGTGATTTGCTCACCTAAACGTGGCAATCCTAATAAGTCTTGGTCAAACTCACCAATTGCAGCATCAACCAATTCTAATTCAATACCAACTTGTAAGAATGTAGAAGATACGAAATCTACAATTGGATTGTCAGTTACTAATGTAAATGAATACAAGTAACCCATGTTCCAAGGAAGTGGATCTTTAACTACATAGAAACGAGGACCATACTGACGTGAACCTACAGAAACGATAGCGTTTTTAGAGAACTCATTAGTATCCAATACTAATTGGAATTCTTGACCATCAATACCAGGTTTACCTCCATCTTCTAAAATGTTTGTTAAACTAGTTGGGATGTCAATGATTTTTGGGAATTTGTAAGGTACTGCTACCTGCCATTTCCAAGCATCACTATTATTATCAATGTAATAAGGTGTGCTTTTGTTAATCATGTCTAAGAAGTCATTGCTGTACAATGAACTTTGTGTGTACAAGCTGATGATTTTTTTATCATAGTCAGCTGGTTCAGTGGAGTGAAAAGACTCCAAGTGGTTAGAGTCTGTAAGTTTACCTATAGCACGCTTGTCCATAGAAGCTACTCTAGCGTAAGTAAAACCAGTTAACCCTGGGATAGTTTGAATACTCATTTTGTTATACTTTTTGTTGTTATTAAATTATTTGATTATAAGAACCACGAATTAGGATTAGCTTTTGAACCACCACTACTAGTTGATGTTTTTGATTTTGTCACTTGTCTAGCAACTTCTCCAAACAACTGGTCTGTTTTTTTAGAAACACCTGACTTTTGTATAGTTGATAATGTAGGATCTTTTTCTAAGATTTTAAGAAGCAATCCCACTTTAACTTTCATGGCATGATTCTCAGGTCTCTTAAGATCTAAAATGGTTCTGTCAAAATCTGAAAGTGTTTCTCCAGATGCAGTCTTCCATTTATCTACTAATAAGAAGTCTTGTAGTTCGCTTGCTAATTTTGGATTTAATGGAATACCATCAAACTCCTTTGCTTTTAATTTTTCTCCAAGGATACCTTGAACGTTTTGTATGTATTGATTTCTGATTGAAGCTTTCTGTTGTAACTCTTGTTCAGCCTTAGCTTCCATTTGTCCCAATTTCTGTGCTTCTTTTTTAACCAATACTTTATGATGCTTTGTTGCTACACTCTCAAGATCACCATAATTTCTGAGTCTTTCAACTTCTGACTCTACATCTTCGTGATCAAATCCTTGATCAGACAATGCTTGTTTTATAACTCTTACCTGGTTGTCTTCATCTGCAAGATCCATCTCAGCAAAATTAACCACCTGATTATATGTACCAAAGTACTCTTTAGGATCTACTCCTTTTACAAATATGGCTTCGAACGCTTGTTGATAATCTTCTCCAAATTGTCCAATGAAATTTTGAACCATTTCAGAAGCACCTCGTTTCTTTTCAGTTTCAAATCTTTCTAAGAATTGTTCTGGTGTTGTGATAGGATCTTCGTCATCTTCATCTTTATTGAAAACTCCTAACTTGAATAAGTCATTTGCCAATGCAGTGAACTGAGTACCTTGTGAGTCCTCATCTTCGTCATTGTCATCAGATGTATCAGTTGTTGCAGGTTTTGCAACAGGTGCAGGTGGTGTAATGTCCTCATCTTCATCTTCGTCAGTGTTATCACCTAAGAAGTTTGATATAAGAGATTGTCCTTTTTCTTTATCGTCAGCATCATCTTCAACTGGTGCTATCTCTTTACCTTTTGGTACTGCTGGTTTAGCAGGAGGTGTAGCAGGTTCAGCTTCTTTAATAATTGGTGTGACATCTTCAGGGTTGGAAGTAGAAGTTTCAGGAGAAAACAAATCGTTTAGTAATTCCTGATTTCCCATACCCATCTCCATAGTATCTTGGATACTAAAATTACCCATAGACAGATTATCTGTATTATCAGCCATAATGTAGTTGTGTTTAATATTTGGTTTATATTACGTGTAAAACTAGAATAGATATATTTAATTTCAAAGGATTAGTTGCCAATATGCTATATTTTTTCTCGTAATATAGCATTAATGTCTAATCCTCTTTAAGATTTATTACTTTTTTTTGTTATTTCTGCCCTTTGCATTTAAATATTCTATTGCATTTTGTACAAACTTTCATTTATTATTTTTTAGATGAATTGCGCCCCTTAGCATTCTCTTTTGCAACAGCAAGATCGTTTGCTTGATTCTCTCTAGCAACTTGTAATTTCTCTTTTTCTAACTGCAATTTTTGTGCAGCTAATGTGTTTTTAGATTGAATGTCTTGCATTCTCATTTCATAATCTCTTTGGGCTTTAGTTTGTTCCATTGAGAGATTAGTCATCTCAAGAGCATCAGCTGTTCCTGAGTTATCAAGATCTGCTGTAGCATTCTCGTTTCTACCAAGTGCTTGAATAACAGCAATCTCTTTTTTATTGATTCTGTCAAGTTCATTTTGGTAGTCTTGGTGAGCAACATCAGCTTCTTTCATTTGAATAGCTTGTTGCATTTGAGCTTGAGCTTGTTCTTGCTGTTGTTGAAGTTTTTGTTGTTCTAGTTGTTGTGCTTGTTGTTGCATAGCATCTTGTTTATCTCTAAGATCTTTGAAGGTTTTCTTCATCTCTCTCATAGACTTAGTACTATACAATTCAATAACATCGTATAATGAACCACCATTCTGCATCAAAGGTTGTGCCAATTGTCTAAGCTCATTAAACATTTGTGTATCTTCAGGACGATTTGTTGGGAACACTTTTAAGTCTCTAAATTTTAAATCTGTACCATTCACCTGTACAAATGCAGATTGTCCCTCAGATGTAATATATGAAAGCGTGGACTGGGGTTTAGAACTTGCTATATATAATGCAGAATCAATTATTGCTTGATAAAGTTGTCCCATTACATATTCGTGAGCTATAAACAAAGGTTCTGTTTGAGAATAACTTTGTTGCATTGCAGTGTTTGTACCTGTAGCAGATTCAGATGCTGCAACAGATCCCATACGTTGTCTTGACATACCTACAAGTTCCCAACATTCCATTTTCATTTGTTGCGCAAGTTGGTAACGAGATTGTATCTCCTGCGTACGTGTAAGGTCAAGAGCTGTAAATTGGTTGAATGAACTAGGAGCTTTTAAGTTCTCTGGAGAGTCGTCAATGAATACCACACCTCTGTTACGTGCTTCCATTTCCCATATGTCAAGAGCATCTTGTGCATCTCCATCTTTAGGAATAGGGATGTGACGTAATGACATAAGTTGAACCTTACCAACTTCTTTCTCAAGAAGTTTATACAATTGGTTCATACATACATTGTATATAACTTGGAAAGGTTTCATAAGATCCACTAAGCTTTTAGCTTCTGTGTTCTTCACCTCGTATGTTGTTCCTATGATAGGACAATAGTTTAATAGTTTAAATGGCTTGATGTGATAGATGTCTGGACCAATCTTAGTTCCTTGATACCACTCATTAATCCATCCCCATTCTAATGATTGTTGTGTAGGCATCAATCCAGATTTGTAAGTTTCATCAACTAGTGTTGATTGTTCGTTACCCATTTCATCAAGATAGATTAGCTTACCAATTTTCTTTTTAGAAATCCAATAGCTACGTACAACAACATACTTATAACCAAAACTACTAACGTTAGACGTTAGCCCCAAAAAGTCTTTAAGTCCATCATTGTTCTCTTTCATCTCAGACTCAATCATCATTCTTGTTTGTAACACAAGAGGATCATATGTATCGTAAACTACAGAATCGATACCTTCAGGAGCATTAGGATTCCCAAGATTAGACTCTCTAACGTTGATAAGTCCATAGTCTTGGAGTGACGAGCGTAAGTGGTCGATTTCCTCTTTCGTAAGATCTGGTATAGCTTCAATGATCTCTGATAGCTCCATAACCTGTACTGTACCAGCAGCATAAGCACCCTGAGCTCTGCCTGTGGGATCAGAAATCCACTTTCTATCAGGAGTAGTGAGAAACCAAGTGTTCTTTGGGTTAGCCACTTCGATGTTAAACCCAAGTTTCGAGTTGTCTTCATATATGTGATAAAATTGTCTTGCTGATATTAGAAGATCTCTAAATGCATCTTCTGATTTTTCTTTTAAGTTAAAGTCTGCTTTCTGACATGTTAATACGTGGTTTGCCCATTTTTCTGCAATAGATGTGTAAGAATCTAATTCTTCTTTTACTTCATCCATTGTCATCTGTTGAACTTGCTCTTCATCAATCTCTTCACCTTGCATTGCAAGATTTTCAATGATCTTTTGTTTTGCTTCATTCATTATATATTGCTGAAGCATTTCTGTTTTAAATTGCAATTCTTCAGCTTGACTATCATCATCAAATGCCTTAACTCTGTAAGTATCAGGACGTTTGCTTATTTCTCCAACTAATTCGTTTACAGGAGTGGTGACAATAGAATAGTGTTTTACATATGAAGGAAGTTGAAGGTCAGCTTCTAACATGTCTGTAAAACTTCTTACATGTGGTTCTTGATAGAAGTCTTCCATTCTAAGAATACCTTTCATAAGATCATAGTTCTTTACAAAGGTGTCCCTGTTCTTCACATACTCAGCATATGCTTTGTTTGCAAAATAGTCCATTGTATTTTTAATCCAACTTTCATCTTGCTTTTCTTTTTCAGTTTTGAACTGATCTGGAAAGATGTTCAAATACGCATAGCGTATCGTAGCATCTTTGGTATATCTAATTATTGCCATTATGTAAACAATTTACGTTTTTTATTATTAAACATTCCACTAGATTCTGCAAACAAAGAGTTTCTTTTCTTTGTTCCATATAGTGATGTAAGTCTTTCATCTTCTTTCCCACCAGTTCTTCCCATGATAGGATCTAACTTCATAGCTAATGCTACAGCTAGTTCTGCAGCAATGATTCTATCAAAGTTACCCTCCTCATTATACTGTATCATTTCTTCAAGAAGCACAGGGTCAAATATCTTTGACATACCTTTTGTTTCAGAAATAATGTTCCCATCATCATCTTTCTCTACGTGTATTGCCTCTTCTGTATATTTCTTAAGACATCCATGTAGAAAGTCTCGTATTTTCTCAGCAGATCTATGTATACCATAGTCACGTCTAACTGTTGTATTAGGAACTATTTCTTTTAACCAGTCTGGTTGACGTTCTAAATAATGTGCATCTCCTTTGGAAATCATGTAGTCTATAAAGGAAATCTCATCATTCTCACATAGAGCTCTAGCATTGTAATACTTAATCAATAGTCGTGCCTGTTCTTCCCATGTTTCTTTTTTATCAGGACGTGCACAATAACTAGCTACAAACATATCCTGGTATTTCTCTCCAGCAATAGCATGCATACGCTTGTAAATGTACACAGATCCTAACGATGTAGAATATGCAGATTTACCTTGTCTATAGGGGTCAATCCCTGCAACATAAAGTCCATATGGGGGAGTGTCTACAGGAAACTCATATATAACTACAGGAGCATCTTTCTGATCACTATTCTTTAATGGAAAGTTTGTAATTGGTAATCTATCTGAGAATTCATGTTTTACACCCTGTCCATCATCATATAGAACGACAGGAGTTCCTGTTCTTTCTTGATTTAAAAGTCTGGTTTTCTGACGTTTAGCTGCTTCAATGTCAAAGATGTTTGTATCTTCGTTCAGAAATATGTCATCCACTTCTTGTGGGTAGTACATCTTCTCCTTTAAATAAGCAATTCTATCTCCTGCTTTTTTAAGCTTCTCGAGATTGTCATTTGTAATCTTTGTGGCTAATTCTTCATTAGACACCATCATCTTCACATCATGTAAAGAAGACTTCTTTGGTTTTCCTAAGAATGCACCAAGAGAACTTTCCTCCTTGGCTTCCATTCTGTATTTGTGTGAGATGAAAAGTCCATGAATTCTCTTCTCATCTTTTGCATTATTGTACGTAAGAAAATTAAAATTGTCTACGTCAAACATTAAGCTCTTCGCATCCATAAACATCTTCATATCCCCACCTGTACCTGTCAAAATAGGACTACAACCCCAACCAAATGGTGTTGTAAATCCAGGTGTAGCAGCTTGAAGTCCTCGTAAGAAACTTCCTTTACCTATCTCGTCAATGATTAGCCTACGTGGTTTTGTACCTGCAATAGCTTCCTCATTATTACCACCATCTAAGTTACGAATAAGGATCTGAGAAAATGGGATTCTTTCTCCTGCTCTAGTTTTAATTCCAAGTGTCACTTGGTTCTTCCAGTTATCTTCAACCCTCTGCCATCTCCATGCTTCTGGTAAGAAGTTTAATCCCTTGTCAATCTTGTCTGTAATAAGCTTGATATCAGGAGCATTCAGTCCTGCAATAATGTTCTGTGAGTTCTCATCAAACGTAGCACCATGTCCTATATATGATGCCTCAATAACAGACTTAGCAAAACGTCGAATTCCAAGGATGACTAGTCCTTTCTTTTCTTTGTGGGCTCTATCAATCTCATTTGTAACTAACCACTCATTATCTCTAAGCAAAGGGTTAGCATACTTCTGATTAATACGTCCATATTCATCTATAATATCTACTTCTGTGTGCCAGATGTTTAGATGCCAATATAGAAAGGGATTGATGTATTCGCCATCCATCATACAGCCATTCATACTTAACTCCTTATGGAAATTGAAAAATGTTTTGTATTCATCAGACGCTTTATCTGGAATACGCTTCTGATTGATGAACCAATCCTTATAATCTATACTATGTAGTTTCATTTATCGTCTTCCTTTTAAGAAGTCTTCAGCCATAGATCCTAATTCAGCTCCACCTCGTGTCTCCACTTTTTTGGCCTCTTCTTTTTCACGTAGCTTGTCCACAACTTCGAGCAAAGCTAAGTAATTTTTCATTGTCTCCTGAATAAATTTTCCTTGGCTCTCAATGCTCGCAATAACCATTGGCATTGCTCCACCAGCTTTGGTCTCTTTCCACTTGATTCTATCCTCTAATGTGTGCATAGGATTTGCATCCACATATTGCTTCCAACTAGATAGTTGTTGCTCTGCCCAATCGAGCTCTGTATTAATGTATGTAGTTTTCTTTAATGCCATAATTTAGTTTTTTATTCCTCCTCGTCAAGAATGTGGTTTAAATCGAGACCCTCTTGTATTATCTGTTCCAAATCTTCACAATATGGAACATCTGATTCTAGTTCTACAATATAATCGTTTAATATTTCATAGAACTCCTTGTCAGAAAGGTTCTCTATGCAATGCCCATCCATGGCTGTTGCAATGTGCTTCCCTAACGAATGTGAAGGAAACCCTTTATTCAGCTTTGCCAAAGCTTTCAAACTCCTATTGTAATAAACTGAACTCATATCAAATCATTAATGTCATCCTCTGACAGTTTAACATTTGCACTTGGAACATCGTCATCTTCTTCATCATTGTCATAATAATCCTCTTGGACAGCTATTTTAATTGTGTCCCTTTTCTCCTCTTCATCAACCTGCGCAGAAAGATCAATAAAGTTTGCTCCTTCCTCATATAATATAACAAGGAGATTAATGAACATCTCTAGAGGAATCTTTGTAACTTTAAAATCTTTGTTTGCTTCCATGGCTTATGTATTTTTTTCTATGGCTGTCCATTTCTTTAAAGGACATTCACAAGATAGGCATTTTGTTTTTGCTGCTAATGTACATCCACAATTGACACAATGTACATCTGGTCTAACAGATTTATGCTTCGTAGAAATGTGCTCACATTCTTTACACACTAACATCCTTGAATCACTTACCTGTTGAATCAATTCTTTTTCCTTTTCTGCAGGGAGAAGATTATTCTTCCATCCCTCGATTATCTGTGCTAGGCTCATTTAGTTTTGGTTTTAAAGCTTTGACATTATTATTAACAGACTCTAGTCTCATTTCTGTGTTTCTTCTTTCTGCATCTGTAAGCTCTGAAGATAGCATCTTAGAATAATAGCTAATCTGCTCTGTGTATTTCTGCATTTGTTTAACTCCACGTTTCTCATTAAACACAAACTTCCCAAATCCAGAAATCTCAACTGAATTGTTTGTAGCTGTAGCTGCATTAGCAGAATCAAATTGATGGGAAATAATTGTATCAATTGTCTTTTCAGAAACCATCTTATCACACACCTTATTAATAGCAATCTTCTTAACAAGGTATTCCTTAACAGACATACTAGGAGGTTTGTTCATCATCATGCTTCAAACTTATTCCAAGGAATACATCCTTATTAAAATCTAACACAATAACAGGATTAACCTTCACCATGTTCTTCTCCTTAACAAACACTCCAACTTTTTTCAACTTACTAATTATGTTGTTAATCGTAGGGTTTGTCGTATTATACTTAGAACAAAATTCTTCCCTTACATTGGCATTCGTAATATTACCTCTCACAGCTGTAAAAGCAATCAACTGTATTTCTCGTGTTGTTAAATTAAGAGAATTAATGTTCGAAAGAATAGCGTAATATTTCTCAGCTAAAGAAATATCATCTGTAATTGTCTTCTTTAATTTCTGAACTATCATTATATCATTGGTTTATTAAGAACAAAGATATACAATAAAATATTATATACACCCCACCCACCCACCAAAGGTAAAAACTTTTTTCGTTATAGAAACGCTGTAGAAGAAAAAAAAATTTTTCCCAAAATTTTAAAACCTATCGTGTGTGTGCTGGAGTAGACCATTCCAAACCAAAACCCCCCACACGCTTTGGTAAGTTGGGGTGTCTCCCCACTGTTGGAATAGGTCTAATCTTAATCTAAAACTAAAAATGGAAAAAGAAATTAAAGCAATAGGTATGCTACACATTCCTAACAAGAATGACAAAGAGTGGAAAAAATTCTTGAAAAAGAATAAAAAGAAAAAAGAAATAAATAATAATCTATGGTATCATCTACCATAGGTTATTCTTTTTTGTTCATAGTATAGTAATGTGTGCTATGAACAGCTTGGTAATTCCTTCCCAAAACATTTTATACACTGCGATTAATAACCTTAAATACTTACACATTATGCAAACAACAATCAAAATTCCTTTTGGCTACAACACATTCAGCATTGGTAGCCATTCAATCCACACATTGAAAATCAGATTGAAATCTTCTTGCAATAATTTGCACACGAGATTTCCAATGAACATCGCTTCAATGATTTCATTCACTGAGACTGATAAGAATGGTGCATTGTACACTACAATGCAATTCATTACGTCAGACTACGTTGAACACATGCGCATTCGCAATGCAATTGATAAAGTTCTTGCAGAAATAATGCACGAGCGCATTGACGCAAAATATGGAATTTGTAATCATACAAAGAAATACATTGATTACGATTTGCTAATTGAAACTTGCTAATAATAAAGGGGGTTCGCCAAAACCCCTTTTTTTCTTTTGATTATAAACCCTTTAAATAAAAACAAAAATGAACTTAGAAAGAAAACTTATTGAATTGACATTTCCAAACATCAACGTTGATACTATTATGGAAATCATTTGTGCAACAGGTAATCCAACGATTGCCACTGAAAAACTTTGTGGAATCTACAATGAACCACAGTTTGAACGATTCAAGATAATCAATCGTCATCAATCAGAATTCATTGCGTACAATCCTTGGACAGAAACCATTGAGTTTAGTTACCTTCGTCCAATAACGAAATCAGGATACTTTCCTAAAAGCGTTAGTCGTAATGAAATCACCATTGAATTATTTGAATTAATGGTTGATAATAATGGTGATGATACGTTTTGGTACAGCCTTGAGACAGGTGAGTTTGAGCCTGCAACAGGCTCTTGCAAAGTTGACAATTGGAATAGAGCAAAATGTCCAAGCTACGATTTGGCTGAATAGACAATCAGGGGTTCTTCACAGAGCCCCTTTTTTTTGTCCTTTATATATATCAAAACTTTCTTATCTATTCAATAACTTTAATTACATAGAATTATGGAGCTAACAAACATTACGTACATTAGGGATACACAAGAAGTGATTCTCTATTTTGGTAATCATCGCATCAATGTACCTGCGACTTGGCAGACTTACAATCTATATTGTGAGTTTAAGAACATCCCAATAGCAAGACCTGAAGTAAGGGCTGTTGACATCACTGAATTATGGGCTCTTTAACAAGAGCCTTTGATTCTGTTGGGAACACATACGTATGTAATTCCCTCTGTATATATCCCAATCTTTCTTAATTCAAAAAGCGTTTCATCCATCCCAAAACCTTTTTCACAGATTGAGTATAATCAAATCTTTAATATTAATTTTTAAATCAAATCAAAATGAAAAATTTTGTAATCAACAATGGTGCTTTTACAGCAAATGGTAATTTCTCAGGCTACACAGCTCTTGGCGTTCGTGTTCACTTGCACAAACGTCAAATGGAGGCTCTTGCTTGGACGAAAAACGAAGACGTTAAATTTCCTTTCTTTTGCATTGCAGAAGAAAAAGAGATTGGTCAGCTCGACGCTAATGGTAAACCTGTTGTGGACGCTAATGGTGTTGAAATCAAATCATCACGTCTAACAGCTCTTAGTGCTTTCAAAGCTAAAGAAGAGATTATCCAAGCGCACGCTGATAGCAAATTGCTTGACATTAATATCCAACAGGAAATTAACAAGCAAGCTACATCAGCAGGCTTAAGCGAGAGTGCAATCAATGCGCTTGCTAATGCTTCGTTCTAATAGCAATGTAATAGGACCCACTAACGTGGGTCTTATTCTTTTTGTATGTAAGGGTGGGTTCAGAATGCACTTTGGGTGGGCTATAATATCAATATATTGCAGTATTCTCAAAAAATCAAACTTTCTACGAGGAGCGTATTAACTATTCTTCAATGAAAAGGGCTAATCACTGAGAATCTTGCAATAATATTATACATCTGAGTGATGTAAAAGAGCTAACGTGTGAACCTTCACGTACTAAATAGGGTAGATTGAGTAGTACAAACAAACAAAAAACATCAAAATATATATAGCATTATGAAACATTATAAAGAAGTTTGTATAATAGAAGGTAAATTATCTTCTTTTATAGATGGGTACATTAGAACACTTAAACAAGAAGTATTAGGCTTTGATGATTTCTCTGATGAAGCAATTGTTTATTCATTGTTAGAGTATAGCAAGTTTGCTAGAGAACACGATGATTTGGAAAGAATCACATATCTATATGATAAGTGTTTAGAATATTCTAATAAAACTGAAAAGTTTCACATAGAATATAGTGATACGTATAATGCCTTCTTGGTAATTAGTGATGAACCATCAGTATTTTAAATAGTAATAGTTATGGAAGAAGAATGGTATGAAGGCTATTACGATGAAAATGGAGATTGGGTAAATGGACATTTTAAATAGTAATATTATGGCAAAAGAAGATTTTATTAAAACAAGGATAATAGGTATTGTATGTAATACATTATACATTGATGG